TATAACTCCTTTGGGGGGTTTCGCAGATATTTATACAACTAGGACAGTCATATTGACGTATTATTAAAGTTTGTTTGGAAAAACACCTGTGACATAATTGCACAGATTCTCCTGTAGGACTTTTGATGAACCAACTCTGACATTAATGATGCCATTATAGTATTCGTCTGTAAGAAGAACTTCTCTATCGAATTGTTCTTTTGCTTCCAAGTAACTTAACATTCCCTTACTTTGACAGTAATGTAATACTTCCCTAGTAAAGTTTTCTTCACCTAGTTCTTGAACATCAGAAAGTAAATGTTCTGACGATCCCCAATAGGTTCGCCAATCACTTTCTTTTGTTGAACGTCTTTTATTCTTTTTACCTTTTAGGGGAGGCCTTGTTACCTTGAACCTTGCCAGTTTCTTACCAATGTATTTTTTATTATTGGTCAGATTCGTTATGATATAGACGAACCCCTCACAGTCCTCTGGAAGTTCGTCTACAGGTTTATTTTGATATGTCCACATCAATCATATTCTTCATCTAGCTCCTCAATGTCATCCTCGTTCTCACTATTTAGTTCGTCAGAACAAAACGGACAATAACTAGGTGAATAGTAATGTGAATCCAAGTCGTGTTGTATTTTGAATTCTGCTTCACAGGATTCACATACGATGATTTTAGTCTGCATTAAGCTGCCTCGTAGACATCATCCCACTTACCACTTAAACCAGCAACCTCATATTCGGTTACTCTGTTCTCAAAGAAGTTAGTATGGTCTGCGCCATTCAGCACCCACTCCAACCAAGGTAATGGATTGTCTTTTACTTTGTAATTACCCTTCAATCCTAATTGAAGAAGGCGTCTATCAGTTATATATCGAATATATTGTTTGACTTCTTTACTATCTAGTCCTTCAATATCTCCAAGTTTATAAGCCAAGTCAACAAAGTTATCTTCCAGTTTGACTGACTGTCTAGCCATTTCATAAATCATACCTTTAAACTCATCATCAATGATACGAGGGTGTTCTGCACAATATGCCTTGAAGAGTTTTGATACACCTTCCACATGGATTGATTCGTCACGAATACTCCACTCAACAACTTTACCCATACCCTTCATCTTACCATACCTTTGGAAGTTAAGAAGCATTACGAATGATGCAAAGAGAGCAACACCTTCATTGAATACTGACTTTGCAAGTGATAGGCCTAGGCCACGAACTGTGTTAGGATCACTATCCATCATAAATTCAATCTTATCTGCCATCTCTGTATATTCTAGGAAGGCATGATATTCGGCATCAGATAACCCAAGTGTCTCGTTAAGAAGTGCATATGCACGTTGGTGAATACCTTCACGAGTTGCAAATGAACCAAGCATATTACGAACTTCATTATTTTTGAACTTAGGTATAAACTGATCATAATAGTTCTGTCCTACTGCAACATCTGACTGTGTGAACAGTCTAAGAATGTTTGTGATATATTCTTTTTCGATTGCACTGACTTTACCAGACTTCCAATCAGCAACGTCCTCAGACAAATCTAGTTCATCTTCAATCCAGTGAACTTTCTCGTGTCTTGTTGTGATTTCAACTGCCCAAGGATAATGGAATGGCTTGTAAGTTTCTGAGAACTCCATCAAACCCCCACCCTTTTTCTTAACAAAGTTATCTGCAACTTCCATGAACTGGTCGTATGTGCCGATTAGTTTGTCATCAATAAAGATTTGTGGAACAGAACGAGCGTTAGGAACTCTTTGATAAAAAGCAAGTCTTTCTTCTTCATTATCCATTTTAATTTCTGTGTACTCATACCCATGTGAATCAAACCAATGTTTTGCCTTTTCACAAAATGGACAATGTGATTTACTATAAATTTCTACTTTCATCTTTCCTCTTTCCTTATCCTTGACAAGCAACACATTCGTTTTGTGACTGTGTTTCCATTGTCTGTGTTTCAAAATCTTTCAATGCATCACGAGCAACTTTCAGTGATACATTTTCTGCACGTTGTGAAGTTTCTGTTCTAAGGTAATACAATCCCTTTGTGCCGAGTTTCCACGCAGCAAAGTGTGCTTTATGTAAATCTTTCTTGTCTGCACCAGCAGGGAAAAATAGATTTAGGGATTGTCCTTGACAGAGGTATTCTTGTCTGTCTGCGGCTTGTTCCACCAAAACCAATTGATCAATTTCAATTGCTGTTTTGAAAACATCTTTGACTTTCTGTGATAAGAAGTCGAGGTGTTGGACTGATCCGCCATTTGTGATAATACTTGACCAAACATCTTGTGTATTCTGTTTCGCTTTCTTTAGTTCTTCTTCAAGGTATTTATTCTTCACCAAATGTGAGCCTGCACGAGTTCTGTGTGTGTATGCGTTTGCCTTTGATGGTTCAATAGATGGTGAAGTCGAAACAATAATAGAAGAGTTTGCATTAGGAGCAATCGCCAACAAGTGTGCGTTGCGTCTACCTGTTCCTACCATGTCTGGTGCTTCGCCTCTTTCTAACCCCATAGTGTTTGATTCTTTGACTGCTTCATTTTTAATGTGTCTAAACACTTTATGGTTTAGTTCTCTTGCTTCAAATGAATCAAATGCAATTCTTTTCTGGTGTAGAAGAGAATGCCAACCCATTGCACCTAGTCCAAGACTACGCTCTTGTGTTGCTGAATATCTTGCACGACTGATCTCATCTCCAGCATTATCAATGAAAAATTGCAGAACATTATCAAGAAAACGAATAAGATCACGAACCAGTGTAGTTTCTTTCCACTCATCAAACTTCTCCAAATTTAAAGATGATAGGCAACAAACAGCAGTTCTTGTATCTGAGGTAGGTAGGTGAATTTCGTTACATAGATTAGAACCATGAATCTTCAAACCCTTTGCCTTCATTGTGTGTGGTAATGCACGATTAGCAGTATCAATAAAGTTTAGATATGGTTCACCAGTTCTATAACGAACTTCTAGAATTTGTTGCCAAAGAGTTCTTGCAGGCATAGATTCACGAACATCCGAATCATTAGGATCACGCAAATCCCACATCTCTCCTCTTTCCACTGCTCTCATAAATGCATCTGTAATATTGATTGCATGGTGCAGATTGAGGTTCTTTCTGTTTACGTCACCAGTTGGAACTCTCATGTTTAGAAATTCAATAATGTCTGGGTGTGATACATCCATGTATGCTGCATAAGAACCTTTACGAGTCTTACCTTGACGGTAAGCGGTCATATCTGCATCAACCGTGTGTAGAAACGGCATTGGGCCAGGCGCCTTGTCAGAGATTGCACGAATGTCACTCCAATGTCCACCGACACCACCACCTTTAACTGACAACCAACGCAACTCAGCAGAGTGGTCGATTAGTCCTTCAAGTGAATCTGGAACGTAAGTTAGGAAACACGAAATAGGAAGTGCCTTTGCTTTCTCGCCTGGGCGAGGTGCATTCGACAATACTGGTGATGCAAACATAAACCAACCTTTGGATACTGCATCATAAATTCTTTGTGCGAGTTCTAAGTCTCCAGCACAATATGCAACTGAGGCACGAGCATATGCCTGTTGTGGGGAATCTTCGTCTTTATTACAATAATAGTCCTTGAGTAGTTTGTATGCTTGTTCTGATAAATCTTTGTCTCTGCTTCTGTCAATTGTAATGCCAAGGTGGTCAAGACCAGTTTCCTCAGCACTTGGAAATGTTACTACATTCTCAAGGGCCATCTTTATATCTCCTAATGTTTCTATGTCCGTTTCCATGAATTGAAAACGGTTTGTGCTTGTAATCCTTTATGGGTGTTACTATGTATAATTCCCATAATCTCTGCCGAGGTGATTCCCGAAAGAATCATCTCATTAATGTCTTTTTCTTTTATGCCCTTAGGCCAGATACAAACAGAATAATCTTCACTTATGAATTTTTCTATTTGTTTGCAGACTTCTTTGTTTCTTGGTTCGTTGTCTGGTATAAGAACTGCTTTATCTTTATATTGAGGCAGTCGCAAATCACTTTGGGCAACAGCAATACCATTTTGAAGAAATAGACTATCAAGAGGGCCTTCCACGATATTAATTGTGAAAGAAGTGTCCACCCTGTCCAACCCAAAAATTTTAGGTTGATCTTTGTCAATAATGATAGTAATATATTTCTGGTTTTCTTCCCCAAACGCCCGTCCTTGATAAGCAAAGATTTCACCATCCTTAGTTCTGAATGGTATAATCATTCTTGGATGATCGCCATCTAATGATGGAAACTTGTTTTTAATAAATGTATTACTAAACTCAAAAAATTTAGGACAGAAATATATATCATTCCAAGCATCTCTAGGAAGACATCTTTTCAATAAAAATTTGGCGGCTGGATGATTTTCATCCAGTTCACTGAATTTTTTTAATCCATCAAAGGTTTTGAACACAGGTTTCTTGAAGTCGAACTTTGGTGTCTTAATACCGGCGCCAGGCGTCTTATCCCCTCGACCATTAGATGTAAGTCCTTCTTTGTATCTCTCTAGGACATATTCTTTGTGTAAAGGGGCATCCACATATTCTATCAGTTTTGCAAGGTTTGTTCCATGCGAACAGTTATGACATTTGTAAAACAAGTCATTCTTTGTTCTATAAACAAACCCTCGTGCCTTCCTCTGGTTCTTCTGCGAATCACCACAGAATGGACACGAGAAGTTCCACAGGTAATCACCTTTCTTGGTGAAGTTCCTTAGTCTATGACTGATTAGGGAAATGTACTTTGTGTCGATGTAATTCATATGTCATAATATACAGTGTTTCACCTCAATTGTCAATAGTTTTTTACCCCCATATTGGGAGCTTCTGGATGACAAATCCAATAACGATAGAACCACCAATGATGATCCATCGCCACTTTTCCAGTATGCCTACTCTGGTTGATAATTCTTCTCTTAGTTTTAGGAACTGTTCAGTTTCCTTGCGATTGTGTTCATTCATAGCGTCCACAAGTCTGCGTTCCATCTCAGTCATATGCTGAGAGGTTTCTTTGGCATTGGTTGTTATTCTAGAATGCAACTCTTGAATATTATCCCTAAATTCTTTTTCTTGTTCTTCCAATGCCTCTTCCTGTCGAATTAGTTTTTCTTCATGCACAGCCATGATGGTGTGCAATGATTGTGACACATCTGCGATCTTTTCGATTGCCGAATCAAGTTTAAGATGTATCTGTTTCATGTCGGCAACTTCTCTTTTGAGAAGTTCGACTTCCGTTTCGATTGTCTTTACTGTAGCCATTGCAAGTTCTATACCTATTATTATTTAGGGTTGTTCAAAAATTTGACACCCATAATTATTTGACTAACCTTCTAGTCGGTTATTTGACTTGAGCGTTCACCTTACGATGTCCGTTCCAAGCGACAAATCCACCAAGTCTTAACGCCCAGTAGGCAAGATAGTTAAGAAAGTGGAATCC